CAAACAAAATTAATAAAAACTTTGATGATTTTAAGAAGAAGGTGTTACAAGTAAATGAAAAATATAACAAAAAAATTGAAATGTACGCCAGGATCAAAAAACATGGGGAGGATATCAAAAAGATATTCTCTCTTCCTGCTGATACTGACCCTATAAAACTTTGTAAAAGTTTAAGGAGGTTAGAAACCCAGGCGCAAACAATCCAAGAAACACACGGCAACGGATACTATGAAGTTGCAGCCAGGCAAGAAGCAGTATTGATAGTTAAATTAAAAAATCTATTAATGCCAAACGGAACGCCCGAGGAGTTTCTTAAGTTCGGAATCTTTCTTAATACTGATCCAAGAGGCTACGCCCTTAAAATCCCTGATGACATAGTTAAGGAAAACGCCTGGACTATTTATAAAGATTGGGGAGAGTTCGGAATTATTGCGCCCGACCTCAACGAGGATTAAATCTAACTCGGAGGCCTCCGCACCTGGTCGCCTCCCTGGTAGATTTTCTACCATTTACAACCCACTACAAAAAAGGAGTTTTATCCGTGGCTTATTTCACAATTACAGACGGCAACGGCACAACGCACGAAGTCGATCTAACAACTAACGACCCTGCGATGATTGCCCAGGCTTTTGAAAAGTTCGAGGCAAAGCAGGAAGCAAACAAAAAAGACCAGGAGAAAAAATAATGTTAGAAGTAAAAATTGAAACAAGAAACGCAGCCTTTGCGGAAGGTAACGAGGGCGCAGAAGCTGCCCGAATCCTCCGAGAGGTAGCCGATAAAATAGAACAAGAGTCTAAATTATCTGAGTCCTGCCGACCCCTTCGGGACATATGCGGAGGCGGTAAAGTAGGTTTTTTTAAAACTTGGACTGAACAAGAGGAGGAAGCATAATGCACCAGGAATTAAAAGGCCGTGAGTATTACAACGGCTTTATTATGAATCAATCTTTTAGAGATTGGGTTAAGACCTGCCCAAAGGAATACAGCTGGCAGATGAACCAGGTAACAAAAGATCGGGGAACATATACCTTTTTCTTGAATGAGGAGGAGGATTAATGAAGTATCTAAACACCGAGTCGGAGCAGTTTCACGCTGCTCTTGCTCTAGCCGAGGACATGCCCAGGGAGTATAGAGTACAGCTGGCAGTCCTGCTCATGGCCGAGCAACTTTGCGCAGAAGATGTAAAGTTATTAGCTATGAGATTATTAAAACTTTATCAACAAATAATTAAGGAACAAAACCAATGAGCAAAGAAAAGCTTAAACCTTTTGAGGTTACTTTCAACCAGGTAGACCCAGAACACCCAAGCAATCCAGTTATGACAAGTAAAATTATTTATGGTACTGACATAGCTGACGCTTTATATGTGTTTTTAAATAACAGTCCTGCGCATGACGTAAAAAAGATCCAGGAATTTAACAACAAGAAATCAGGAGCAAGATTAAAATGGTAAGCGCAGATCAACAAATTTATTTATTATCCAAAAAGAAACCAAATAAAGCACACGCCAACGATCAAGATCAAGTGCTTTATTTAATGGGCGGTTGGCATGGTGGTCACGGCAACACCTGGATTAGTTCGAGTTACAGCCACCACCCAGAAGGCGCAACACATTGGATGATGTTACCTGACAGTCCTGCGCCAGTTAAAACGCCAGAAGAATTACAAGACGAAGCCTTCCACGCTTGGCTAAAAGAAAAGTATGAGGATGTAGTTGTTAGAACTGCTATGTTTGGCACGCTTAAAGAGGCATTTTTATTAGGAGTAAAGCATGGAAGCAACTAAACCTGAGAGTACAAAAATACAAACAACTCTCAACGTGGAGGCGCATCGAAGAGTCAAAGCACTTGCCAAGGTAACAGGCAAGTCAGATAGCGAAGTCGTTAACTACATTACGCAGTCCTGGATGGTCGATAACTTTGACAAGGAGTATGACTTTTGGGCAGCGAAAATACCCGAACAGAAGTAGACCAGGACAATCTTGAAAGAGAAATGCTAACCCTAGGCTGCGATAGGGTTAGAGTCCTGGGTAACCGACAAAAGAAAAACAGAATGGAGTCTCTCTCTAAATGGGGGGAGGCTCTATCTGCGCATGGATGTAATGAAATAGTCCTGCACTTGCGAGCTATCCGTAAGAAGATAGAGAAGGGAGTAGCTGGTAAAAACTTTGCTAGCCTTACGCCACTTACATATTTACCAGCGCAGCAAGTAGCTGCGTGCGGAGTAAGAACTGTGATAGATAGTCTTAGTGCTAACCCTACGCTGCACTCTGTTGCTACTGATATTGCAGATAAACTATGGATAGAGACTATGCTTGATAGGGCAAGCCTCCTGGAATTAAAGAACTTTAGGCGTGGTAGGAGCAGAAAAGCACACAAGATGGCTTACATCAGGAGGATGGAGGCGACTGATAACTGGCAACCGAAGGAGCGCATGGCATCAGGAGTCCTGCTCATAGAATTGATAGAAAAATATACTGGATTGATAGAGATAAAGCTAGACAGTACGGTTAAACCAGCAAGAAGAATAGTCCTGCCTACCGAGCAATGCCTGGCATGGGTAAGCAACGTAAAGGAGCAGCAAGAATTGATGACTCCTAACTATCTACCTATGTACATACCGCCTCGACCCTGGACTAGCACGCTCGATGGTGGCTACAGAAATAAAGACTTGCCGTTAACTCTTATGAAGAGTAACTCTGAGTTAGTTGCAAAGAAAACAACAGGCAAAGAACAGTTTATCCAGGCTGCAAACATACATCAGTCTGTACCTTGGAAGGTAAATGCCTGGATGTATGAGCAAATAGAGTACGCATACGATAGAAACATGGAGGTGGGTTGCTTACTGCCTAGGGATGGCTGGCCTATCGACCCATACCCTAAACATTTAGAGGAGAATGATCCAGGAATACAAAGATGGAGGTATAAAACCAGGGCAATACATGAGAAGAACGACAAGACTAGAGGTGCAAGGATAGCCCAGGCTAAAACATTATGGGTAGCACGCAGATTTATAGAAGAACAAGAGATATATTTTCCTATGAGCCTGGATTTTAGAGGCAGATATTACTATCGACCACCTTATCTAAACCCACAGGGTAATGATGTAGCTAGGTCGCTACTACTATTTGCTAATGGTACAAAGATAGATAGCAAGGAGGCAGAGAATTGGTTACGCATACATGGTGCTAACTTGTATGGATTAGGTAAGTCTGATTGGCAGACCAGGATAGATTGGACAGAAGAAAAGCTAAGACTAATCTTAGATAGTGGCAGCGACCCCTGGACTAACGCAGAATTTTGGATGCGAGCAGATAAACCTTGGTCATTCTTAGCATTTTGTCGCTCCTTCTATCTATACAGGACAGAACCAGATTACAAATGCAATTTACCTGTGATGCTGGACTGCACTTGCTCTGGAATACAGCATTATGCGTCACTTTTACGGTCAAAAGAGATGGGAATACTAGTTAATCTTGAGAATGATGAGACACCAAGGGATATATACACGGAAGTTATTACTAAAGTTAACCAAAAACTGCGTGCAACAGAGGATCATAGGGCTAAAAAGTGGTTGATGCTGCAACCTGACAGGTCACTAGCTAAACCTTGCGTGATGACTACGCCATACTCAGCTACAAACACAGCCTTTTATTACTTTGCATACGATTGGGCTACAAAAAGAGCCAAGGATTTGTTTGGTCATGGTAGTTGGACTACAAAAAAAGGGTCAATGTCAACAATGCACTACATGGCACGGCTTCTACATAAGGAAGCAACGTCACTTATCGAGCCAGCTGTAGAGGCAATGAAGTGGTTTAAGTTTATTGGTCGTATTGCTGGTAAAAATAACGTAGCACTTGAATGGATTACACCTTCTGGCTTACCAGTACACCAGGAATACAGCGATACAAGATTATCCAGGATAAGAATGAAATATTTATCTGACATATATTTAGATATACGAACACAAGTAGATAAACCTGGTTTAGATACTAAGAGAATGAGCTATGCTTTATCTGCAAACGTATTGCATAGCTTCGATAGCAGCCACATGGCAGCTACAACTGTGGATGCAATGAAATACATACAAAATATAGGAGGCATACACGACTGCTTTACCACCACTCCAGCAGAGATGTCAAAGTTAAGAGACTCAGTACGAATAACTTTTGCAGATATGTATGCACATGATTGGTTAACAGATATAAAGGTAAAGCTAACATCACAAATACCAGGCACGAAGGGTATGCCTAGTGAGCCACAGCACGGAACATTAGACCCTAACATCACACGTTATTCAAATTATTTCATCACATGAAATCCGAAACGCTTATCACAAAGACACCTGTATGTAGGTTTCAATACACCTGGTTAGTAGAACCAGATACTAAGTACGATCCACTATGGAAAGTTACTTGCCTTATAGATCCTAACGATGCACTTGAGTTAGAGAAAGAATTAGATGGCTACCTTGAAAACTGGAAGAAGCAACTAAAGACTGCTTTCCCTGACAAAAAATTTAAGTTAGCAAACAAGCCCTGGGGCTACGATACTGTAGACGATGGCGATGGTAGTAGGAATTATTTTGTAGTAAAAACCAAGATGCCTACTGGTGGTATAGATAGAACTACAGGTAAGCAATGGCACATGACACCACCTGTTTTATTTAATGCTGACAACCAACCTATGTCAGATGAAGAAAAACAAAAAGTAAACAAGTGCGGTATTGGTACTTTAGGTCAAGTCAACTTGCGGATCATGGGTTATGACGGCAACTTTGGGGTAGGTGTTAAGATCCAACCACAAGCAGTCAAGATACACAAGCACGTTGAGTATGTAAAATCTGCAAAGGATTATGGTTTCGATGACACAGCGCAAGAAACAACAGCCACAAAAGTCAACGCTTTTGAAGAGGAGTTCTAACTATCGAAGCAAGTTTGAAGCATCGGTTGCAAAGAACCTGGTCGACAACAAGATTAAATTTTCCTATGAAACCATCAACATTGATTACATCATCACTAGCAGTTACTGCCCTGACATCATCTTTGATAATGGAATTATTTGCGAAATCAAAGGCTTATTCCGCAAGGAAGAAAGGCGAAAACATCTTGCGATCAAGGCGCAACATCCCACATTAGACATTCGTTTTGTTTTTCAAAACAGCAAGACGAAACTTAGTAAAGCTAAAGGAAGCCTAACCTACGCTAAATGGTGCGAGAGGCATGGCTTCCTCTACGCTGACAAAATTATCCCACCACATTGGTATCATGGATCAAAAAAAACTTGAGAAACTACAGAAATTATTTGCACTAGCAAGTAGAAATCCTAACGAGAATGAAGCAAGTGTTGCTGCGCTAAAGTTTATCTCTGCGCTCAACAGAGATGCTTTGCATATAACAATCTCAGAACAGCCACAACCTACAGGAGAGCAGATTAACAAAGCATTGCAAGAACAATATCAAAAAGGATTTCATGAGGGAAGAGCTACTGCCTATGACGATGGCTATGCTGCTGGATATAACCAGGGTATTCACGAAAACATAGATCAGAGAACTACAACAGAAGAGCAAATTTATCAGCCACATTCAACGGCAGCAAGCACTTTGTATGTTCATACCAGTACTGGCGGTAACACTATTACAGTTGGCATCTAATGCAGAGGAGTAAGTACATAAGCAAAGAACCTTGCCCAGAGTGTCAGTCGAAAGACAACGTAGCTGTCTATGACGATGGTCACAAGTATTGTTTTGGCTGCGGTTGGCAGTTCCAACCACCTAAAGATAAACCTATTAAGTTTGAGAAACCATTTAAGATGAAGGTTACACCGCTACTACCATTCGTTACACCAAAGGCTTTACCTAAACGTGGAATCACTAAAGAGACTTGCGAACTATATGACTATGGGTATGCAGAATATAACAACCAGGTAGTCCAGGTTGCTACATACCACGACAAGATAGGCAAGCCAGTTGCACAGCATCTTCGATACAAAGATAAAAGATTTGGATGGGTCGGAGACACTAGCAATATGCAACTTTGGGGTCAAAAAATTTGGAGACAAAACCACGGAACAGAAACCAAAGTCTTTGCTGTAATTACAGAAGGCGAAGTTGATTGCCTTACTATCTCACAGATCCAGGGCAACCGTTTCCCTGTAGTTAGTTTGCCAAATGGCTGTCAATCGGCTAACAAGTACATAGCTGCAAACTTAGAATGGTTATCTCAATTCAATCGTATTGTAATTTGTTTTGACTCAGACAAGCCTGGCATGGATGCTGCCGAGAAAGCAGTTGAAATCCTACCTCCTGGCAAAGCAGCAATATGTAGACTGCCAAGAAAAGACGCTAACGAAATGCTCCTCGCAGGAGAGGGGGAAGAACTTAAGGATCTATTATTCAAAGCGATCCCTGCTAGACCAGATGGAATACATAACGCCTATGATTTATGGGAACAGCTGATAAAAAAAGACGAGACAGGTGTATGTAGCTATCCGTTTCCTATGTTAAACAAAATGTGCCAGGGGTTTCGCAAGCAAGCACTTGTAACTATCTGCGCAGGAACAGGGTCGGGAAAGAGTTTACTGTGTCGTGAGATGGCATATCATTTTCTTAACAATGGATTAAAGGTAGGTTGGATTGGTCTTGAAGAAAGCAGTAAGAGAAGTATGCAAGGCATACTATCTATCGCACTAAATAAACCATTGCATTTAGAGCAGGACAATGTAGATGTAAAAGAATTACGCCAGGCATTTGATTATATATTTGCTGGTAATAGGTTCTTACTCCTGGAACACTTTGGTTCATTAGATCCAGACAGACTGTTAGAGCAGATAACATACATGGCTACAGGAGAAAACTGTGACGTTATCTTTTTAGATCACATAAGTATTGTTGTATCAGGATTGACAGTAGGAGATGAAAGAAAACAAATAGATGTATGTGTAACAAAGCTAAGACAGGTGGTAGAAAAGACAGGTGTAGGTTTAGTTATGGTCAGTCACTTGCGTAGGACTGACGGCAAGCCAGCTGAAGATGGAGGCGACATTAATTTAGCCAGCTTGAGAGGTAGCCAGAGCATAGCTCAGTTAAGCGACTTGGTTGTATGTGGTATCAGGTCGCAGACTGATGAAGAAAAGAACAACGAGCTACAACTAAAAGTGTTAAAGAATAGACACACAGGTTGCCTGGGCATGGCAGATAAACTTACATATACAGAAACAACAGGTCGCCTTATGGTGGCTGCATCAGATTTTTTTGGGGAAAAATTATGACACTATTGATAGATGCTGATTGGCTTATCTATTCTTCCTGCTGCGCTTGCGAAGTAGATTTTCGTGCTGACGATGGCACACACTTACTGCACAGTACAGAGAAAGATGTAATGGATTTAGTAGACATAAGGGTAGAAGGATACAAGAAATTAGCTGACGATGATAGTGGAGTCATCATGTGTTTTACTCAGTACCCTACCTTTCGACATGGAATATACCAGGACTATAAAGCTAATCGCATAGGTCAACGGCATCCACTTGCATTAAAAGATGTAAGACAAATCACGAAAGAGACATATCGCTCTGTTGCATTTGAAGGGTTAGAAGGCGATGACGTTATGGCATTGCTTGCTACTAATGGTCAGCATGAGAACCCTGTTATTGTTTCTCCTGATAAAGACATGAGAGGTGTACCTTGCACGTTACTGGCAAAGGATGACCTGGAGTTAATTACAAGAAAGAAAGCAGATAGATTCTGGATGCAACAGATACTGTCGGGAGATCATACAGATAACATCGAAGGGCTGGTAGGAGTAGGACCAAAGACAGCAGAGAAAATGTTAGAGGATGCAACCACAGTAGAAGAAATGTGGGATAAGGTAGTTAAGCACTACGAAAAGAAAAACAAAACCTATGCTGATGCTGTCATGACGGCACAGCTAACTCGCATCTTACGAGATGGAGAGTACAATTACACTACAGGAGAGGTACAACTATGGCAGCCATTGACCCTACAATAGACGAAGGCTATCCAGCTATTGACGAAGCACTTATTATTAAACTAAAAGAGAAATTTCCAGAGCGATGTCCAACTATTGATATGACTGATCGTGAGATTTGGTTATATTCTGGCATTGTAAAGCTGGTAAATATATTAGAATCCGTTTATATTGAACAAAACAACCTACAAGATTAAAGCTATGTGTAGAAGAAATAGAAACAATAACCGAGAGGCTGAAAGGCGACATCAAGAACAGATGGAACTGC